ATCATATGGATTAGTAACTGCTTGCTTGGCCTGCTGCTGATAAAATCCCCGCTGTTGTGCCCAAGGATCTAATTGAGAGGCAATCTTTTGAGCTTGACTAGCCTTTTGTTTATTCTGATATCCACTAGCTAATGCTGCTAATCCTTGACCAACCATATTAGAAGTAGTACCCTTAGTAAATAGATCACTTAATACATTTTTAATTGATCCCCCTACACTATCAGTTACCTTTCCCCAATTAGTATTAGATGTTGGTTGTGCATATTGAATGCTCTGTGGTTGTGTCCATCCACTATAACTTGTAGCTGGGTTCTGATAATCCTGCCCACTATATTGATTATTATTATTATTGTAATAATCCATTCCATAGTCAGAGGTATTACCATAGTCATAATCATAATTACCTTGACTCCAATTTCCAAAAGTTCCCCCAGCATTGTCTGGTACATAGCCACCAGAGTAGTCATTAGATCCACCAGTTGCTGGGGTGTATCCACTACCATAATCATCATCAAACCAATTACTGAAATCGTAATCATCCATATTTATTTCCTTTCTTGTTGCTATAATAGCATAACATATTTCTAGTATTAAAGCAACTAAGCATAAAAATTAGGAGCTTTATTTTTTGTATTTACTCTATCTGTTTGATAATGAATATCACAGAAATGTAAAAAGGGAGCTTGATTTAACGTATCAGCAGCATCCGCGGGATTACGGTATAACCTAACAATTAAAACTCCATCTGGTTCAAGTAAGGCTGAGTCTATCTGAGATCCACTAGGGGAACTTGCAGATAATTGAACCTCCGCTAACATATGTTGATATTGAGTTCCACTTGCTGTCTGTGTAATAGACGTTGTTATTGGTGCAGAGAATGCTGCTTGGTTGTGTCCTTTTGCATATGAAACATCTATATACCATTTTACATTTCCAGGAACACCAGCAGGGCCACCAGAATCAATAGTAGTTTGACTCCAATGTGTATGTATGTGTATATCACTCCCCGGTTTATAGTCATGCTGGATATGATATGTAAACCACATCTCATTCATAATAACATTACTATACTGGAACTGACGTAAACTTCCTTGATATATATTCCATGTTGGATCATTAGCGCCGGCTACTCTGATGTTGGGCATTCCTAATAAATCATTCCAACCCTGTCCAGTAGTTCCACCACTCAGATATGATATTACATTAGTAAAGGTATCTTGTGTTAAATGATAGTATGCTCCTGCTGTACCACCTTGAAGAGTTTGTAAATTATTATGTGATCTTGATGCTATATCTGTAATACTAGAACCAGCAAAATCAATTATATACCAAGGGACAGAGCCAGAAGTAGCTATATATTGTCTTAATTGTCTGTACCATTCTAACCACGTCCAACTACCCGGCGCATCATTAACAGGAGGTGGCGGTAATACATTGGCCATTATTAACTATCCCCCTCATAAAAAGACACTTCAATACTTTCAAGTCTTAATGGTAAATTTAAGGTATGTTTAAGATCAAAGGCCCTACGTCTGAATGATCCTAATCTAGCATGATTTGGAAAATCATCTGACAATGTTATAGTTTTATAATTTGACCATGTAACATAATCTGTATCAGTCCATCTAACATCAATAGAATTTCCAACTGAGTACCTGTCCCCAACAATACGGATATTAGACATAAACTTTCGTTTATATGTATTCATATCATACCTATTAGTTATAATTTCAGTTATAATAATAGTACCATCATCTGAGTATGCAGTAGTATCTAACTTGTATAGCTTACCATTAGTTTTATGTAGTAGATAGGCAGATCCTGTTTGGTTATCTACCATATAATCACATTCAAATTCTACATGTGTATCACTACTATTTGTAGACCATTCATGCCAAAGCTTTTCCTCTGTGTCATATACAAGAGTTCTATTTAATGTTGGTAAATTAACAAGATAAAATAGATGGCCCATTGTTCTAACTCCAAACCCATGTACATTTAAGTTATCTGTCTCTTTATCCAAAATTCTATCGATGTACTCGTCACTTACTTTCTTTGGTTGAAATCCCTCAACTTGCCAGACTGCTCTTCCACCAGATTCTGATTGTGCAGTAAAGATAAAACTTTTTTCATTTTGATATATGGCATAAGGGAAAGCAGCTCCTAATTGTATTGTAGAAGATTCATTTCTATTTAATGGAGAACCACTAGTATTAGCAGCATCATAAAAGAATTCAATAGAACTTTCTCCAAAGACAACTACTTGATTATTCTGTCTAGCCAATGCTACTATTGGATCTGGAAACATCTCAGCAGAGAGATACTCTCCAGATGCCCACTCCGTAGGAGAATCTAAAGTACAATTATAAACGTCACTTCCTTTTGCTAGAAGAATATAGCCATCTATAAATGTAGGAGATGGGATATGTGGAGATGGAAAGGCACTCAGAACTGCTGTAGCAGCGGCCCCACTTCCACCACCACCAGTAAAACTAACTGTAGGAGCTGATGTATAACCACTCCCAGGATTAGTTATAGTTATCTCAGTAACAGCACCAGCATCAACTGTAGCTGTAGCAGCCACTCCTGTCCCTCCGCCACCAGTAAATACAACTGTAGGGGCAGTTTCATAACTGCTTCCTGCATTAGTAATAGTAACAGAACTTACTTGTGTATCAGTAATCTGTGAGATAGTGCCATCACTTTCTATAATCCAACCACTAGTTCCATCACAAATAAAAAGATAATCCCCAATAGTAGATGAATTAGCAACAAGCATTCCAACTTTAGCAGTTTCATCTGTAAGAGTAATAACAGATGTTGGTGTTGCACTATCTTCCCATATCTGCCCATCTACAGCAACATAGAACCTATCACGAAACCAAGCTGCTCCTCTACCATTCCCTTCTCCATAGGAACGATGTAGAGTAAGACCTGGGCGCTTATTAAGAAAGATTCTAGTACTTTCTATTGCTTCTACTTTTCTGGTCTCTGGGAAGATGTTAATAAATCTTTGATCTTTAGTTCCAGATTCATCTCTATTAGTCATTGCTCCAATAAGAGGGAGTCTGGCCTCTTGTAAAGAATACTTAGATTTTCGTTGTTGCTCTGCCATTATTACCAACCTCCATAGGATGAAGATGGATTAGAATATCCGGATGTACCATCTGAATTATCTCCACCACTATATGAATTAGAACTACCTCCTGTATATCCAGTATAACCCCCCGAATTATTACTATAATTCATTGTAGGAGAATAGCCTCCATAACTTAAATTCTTTGTGCCAGGTTCATATGTTTGTCCAGGAGTGTATCCAGTATATTCAGATGGCTTTGTAAAGAAACCTCCTTTATGCCCACCTTCAGAACTGTAGTCTCTAGTATCAAACATAGAAGACAAGCCTTGCATAGGATTAAATCCCATATTACGAGCAATATTGTATGCTATACCAGCAATAGGATTAGCAGCACTAAAGAGAGTTCCTATACCTGAATTTACTATATCCTGGCCAATATCTTCTATATCTTTATCACCAATTAACCCACTTGCTATGGAACTTGCTATCCAACCAATACCTGGAATTTTTCCATCAGAAAGAGAGTTAGCAATATAACCAGCCATAGTTCCAACTGCCCCTTTTCTATTACCTTGCATCAAGCTAGTAGCTGCTGCACCGAATGGGGCATATTGTCCTAATCCTCCAAGAGACATTCCCGTTCCTATTGCCATCGGTGCCCAGCCTGGAAGACTAGATAATGGAGCAGAGGCATTTGGAGAGTATTTATTATATTCTGTTCCAGTAGAGGAAATACTACCATTTCCAGAGGTTAATCCAAATAGTCTAGCATTACTTAACAATTTAGAATACGTACTTGCTAATGTAGAATCAGATCCTTCATAATTAGTAGAGGTATCTTGTATATTTGTTGAGTATGGTTGTACTACATCATCTGCTGGGGCAGTCCAATCCTCTCCCATTCTACGTCTGATTTCTTCTCTACGTAATCTAGGATTAGAGCTGAATCCCTCTTGTGCTATTTGATTTGATACATCTTGTAATTGTGTGATAGCCATATATTACCAATCTCTATATTCTTTTTGGAAGTAAACACTACCCTCCTCAGTACCAAAACTTAGGGCAGCTAATTTAATATCAGCAGCTTCCCTACCTAAGACTTGACGTTGGTCAATTGGAACACCATATTCTGGAGCAAGTCTCACAGCAAGTCCATACAGAACAGCATCATACCATTCTTGTGGAAAGTCTGGTGTATCTGTAGAGATATTAAAATCTTCATAAGGACGTTGATAAACTATATAGATCTGTTGTGCAGCAGCATCTGTACTAGATGGAGTTGGGAATACATGAAGAACTCCAGTATCTCGTAATGGCTCATAATAAATCTGAATTGGATTTCCAGTAGTGGTCTTATTACCCAAGATATTATACTCTTGTTTAGTAAGAATCCGCATAGGCACATCAATATTACTTGTAGTATTTCTATTCCAAGCTTGTATTACTTTAAGAGGTTTATCTGTATTTACAGTCTGACTAACTCCAATTGTGTATGCGTTTACATCTGCTGTTAATGGAATAGCTGTTGTGCGTAAAGCCCAAAGGGGCATACCATCAGCCTCCCAAGACTTTACTAATAAGTTTAATGCAAAAGCAGCCTCTGTATATTGATCGGTTGAAGGGGTTTCTCCCTGAGCAACCACACCAATCTTACGTAAGGCTCCTTTAATTATGTCATCTCTAGATATAGAGAATATTGTTGTTCCACTAGTAGCCATACTATTTCCAATGATCTTTAAAAAATATAAACCATGCGGCTACACTACCACCAATACCAGCAATCCATTTCATAAAAGATACAACACCTTTTGCTTGCTGCCAAGCCTCAGTGAGAGCTTTTATATCATTACGCATATCTTTAATTTCTTGCTGAAGGGCCGTAAATCTACGATCTTCTTCTACCATATGTGCTTCTAACACATCGTCTATATGACGTCTCACTTCAAACTGAATGTCTTCCATTATAAATCCCTAGTTTGTTAGCAATGCTTACCATCTGGATCGAAAGCATTCAATAAATTGTGACAAAACCACCCTGCAAGGTTTTCTCTCCAACCACTCCCTGTATATAGGTGCCGTTGTACTCTTGCAGTGACAGTAAATTCTTTTGGTAATTCTAAAAATAGTACAGAACAAACAGATATATTTAAGAGTATATCTGCTGCATACCCTATCAGAAGAATAGGATAACCTAAGACCAATGCCGTTTTGGTTAAGGTTTTATTATCCCTAGCCCGCTTCAGATTCATAACAGCAAGATAAAATATCCATACAATATAGATAGCAGATACACTAAATCCTATCGACAATAGGCCAGTTAGTAAAATGTTACTCATAATTGACTCCGTAAAGCAGCAATCTGTATATCAACATCTTTTACTTTTTTATAGGCTGAGTTAGCTATGTAAAGTTGTTCTGGTGTTACACCTTTTGTAAGGGCAGTGGCTTCTGCTGAAAGTAGCATAAACTCCCTAACAGCCCGATTCATAAGTGTCTTGCGTTCTATCTGCTCAATCTCTTGAATTATAACTACAGAAGCATCTTCTAGTACTGGTGTTGGGCGACTAGCAATTTCTTCTGGAGTTAGTTCTACTATTGTTACTACTCCTTCGGCATTAATAAAAGCTTTCCTCATTCTTATCTCCATATGAAAGTTACCGTGCCACTGTCAAACGTTCCGCTTGCGACGGAGACGCGCACCCGGCTCAGTTTCCCGCTGGTTGCGCTGCCGATTGCTCCGCCGGTGAGGGTCAGCAGCACCGATCCGTTCGTTGCATATCCAGACAAAGAAAGAACGCAGTCAGTAGCGCTGGCTGTTTCACCTCTTTTAACGATTGATACAACACCTGACATCGTATATGTGGCGGTGGAGGTAGAGATGGGTAACCCATTATTTGCGGAAAACATTGCGGGAGTGGAAGCTACAAGCCCTATGATGGCTTCATAACTTCCATCATTCATCAACGAGGCCGACCCAATCTGCACCAGTGGCTGAACAGTTGCTGTAGTGCTGACTTGATAAAACGCTAAAATAACTTCGTTCGCCCATTCCGGGATGTCAGTCTGAATTACTTCCGTTAAGCCATTAAGAGATACTGGCGTAGATCTAACTGTTCCATTACCAATATCACTAACCATAGCAACTGTCCCATCTTTGTCCGGCCATGTTGCCGTTCGTGTAGTTGCTGTAGTGATTCCCGATACTTCTAGGACGAGTTTCTTAGTTGCATCTGCATTATCTACTATCTCAAAGTTACTATCTGGAAAAGTTTGTAAAGCAGTATAAGACTGTGCCACATCTGTCTTCGCAGTATCTGCATCATATCCCTGTACAGTAGTTCCTATATCAGCTTCTTTTAAAATTGTTGCATCTGCTGGTTCTTTTTCTGTATCCAGCTCATTTATAGCGGCTTGTACATCTGTTGCTAGTATAGAACCTGCCGGAGTATTTACAATATCAGTGGCAGTCACCCCTACCTCTAACTTATCATCATTTAGATTAGTAAAGTTAGCATCCATCTCTTCATAAGTAAGGGCAGAACCTTTTCCAGCCCTTGTAACAATTGTTGCCATTATATTATTTCCTTTATATATTGCTGTCCCGGCGGGTTTGTATAGTAATCATCCTCTACATATAAACCATAATCTACAAAAACAAACTCATCAACAGGGCGAGGTCTTGTAAAGGGAACACTTATTTTATCTTGTCTTGCTCGTACAAAATCTTGTGGGTGTCGCATTTCAAAGTCTGCTTTACAGACAATGAAACCATCCCAACGTTCTCTTACCTCACTTGCCTTTACTTTTTTTCCACATACATCGCAGATAACATTCCACTTCCCGGAAATATAAGTGTTACGGCCCATGTTTTACTTCCTTTCTATTAGCAAGTGGGCAGGAAGCACATATAAGATTGCATTGATTATAAATACCCCATTCTCTTTTTCTAATTACGATATTATTGTGGCATACAAAAATCTTTTCATATATCATTATACGTATTCCTAATCATTTTCCTACTCCAGTTAATAGCATGGAAGTTGTTGGTATGTAAGAGCCTGGAATATATAGTAAGGCACTTCCATTAAATTCTATATCTCCATTAGGAACTTGTATATAAGTATAATTATATAATCCAACACCAGTAAAACTTATTTCTCCAATAGAAGTCCTTACCCATTCTCGTATTAAAGAAGTACTTCCATTAAATGAAACTAATCCTGTTGGTGATATTGTGTATAAAGTTGATCCAGCCTCTAATAGTAGAGTAGCAGAACCTGAGTATCCTATAGTACCACTTGATACAAGTATCTTTTCATGTATCTGAGAAGAACTTCCTTGGTATGTAATAGAGCCTGATGGAAGTATAGTATATTCTGAAGTAGTACTTTCTATCCGTTCAAAAGCCCCTATATCATACCCAGTTCCTGAAGGTCTGGTAGTTCCCTCGATGTCTTCAGTGACACTACCAAGGGTAGCCCCAGCACCAACAAGAGCATTTGTTCCGGCTTTTAATGTAAAGTCCTCACTTCCAGAAGTAACACTGACAAAAACATCTGCACCGGCAATACTAGTCAGGCTATCTGTGTAATCAGTTGCTACTGATGTATCTGATGATGCATTGTTATTTCCTGAGGGGGCATTTGCTCCAGTATAAAAGTCTTCTGCTGCTGCTCCTGTGTGACCACTATACGTGTTTTTGCAAACAAGTTCTGTATCACCAAGAATACCAAGCTGTGCCGCATGCCGCCATGTCGTTACGTTCTCGAATAAGGCAGATGCCGCGTTTCGAGTATCTGTGGTCCGACAATTGCCATAGATAATGCTGTTCCGAACAGTTAAATTTAGGCTGGCTTTTGACGCTGACAGAGTATAGCCTGTGCCTGTTTTTTCGTCATGGATTATACAGTTATCAATTAAATGTGCGTTTGCACCTGATGAAAATGTTCCGGATGCATAGCTTACCGATGTCCCAGCCCCGGTTCCGATTACTTCTATACCATCAAGATCAACGTAATCTACATCTGTGAATCGTAGAGTGCCAAACGAGTTTGCACCAGTTAGAACAAATCCAACTCCAGATACAGAGCGGGGGGAAGCAGATGGCCTTGCCGCAGTGGATGAGCGTAACGTTAGTTTATTTGTAGCAGTTGTTACAAACCCGCCAACAGCAACACCAGTAGATTCTGTAAGAACAAAATTACCACATAGCAGTTCGATTGGTTCTGTAAAGGTGGATGGTAGTGCCGCCTCAAATGTAGCTAGGGATGAGTAATCTCCGCCACTTTCTTCAAGTGTATAAGTTGCCATTACTTAGTTCCAATTGTTTCTAATACTTCACTAGCCCTACGTGTTATATTTGAATGTGTTCTTAATGTATCTCTACCAGATTCTGGAGAACGGCGTTCCATCTTTTCATAATCAACTTTCATTTTGCGGCGAGTAGTAATCCCCTCTTCTGTAAGTAATTTTACTTCCTCAACAGACATTCCATCAAGTTTAACAATAGCAAACCCACCGGGCCAATCTTCCTTTTTATGTTCTTCCTTTAACCAGACATCTAGTGATTCTAATCTACCAAAGATATGATCTTCTGGAAAGACACAAACAACATCACCCTTTTGATATCGTGATTCATTACTACTATTTTCTGTTCTAATTAATAATATAGATGTCCCATTAGTTGAGATTTCATCATAACTAGAGTCAACCTGGTTTTGTGTCATAATAAGATCCCATTCTTATGGACATTAATTTGCAGAGATTGTTGGTGTTATTTTAATAGCATCTCCAGAACTACGAATAGCTAAAGGAGCACTTCCATCTCTCTCACTATATAACAATGTACCACTTGTAGCTTGTACTACATAGTATCCATATATATCATCTGTTGCAGTATCATCACATGTAAAAGTCTGTTGAGATCCATATGTAATTGTACCACTTGATGCTGTTCCCCAAGAAGCTCCAGTAAGAGTAATAGCAGAATAGCCACTAAAAGTTGCCTCTGTATATGTAGAGGCTGTATCAGTATCTGAAGGAGTTATATCATTCTTATATAGCTTTAGAACTAAATTCTGTGGGGCTGTTTTATTTACAATCATTTCTAAGGATAGATTCTCGCCTACATCTGGAAAATTAAGTGCCATATCCTAGTGCCTCCCCTTCTGCTTGTGTAATCCCTCTTCTACATTCTGGAATTTCATGCCACTTTGCCTGTCGTAGTGAATTAAGATCAACAGAAAGCTCTTTTATTGTTTCTCCAGAAGCTTGATTAACAATATGAACTAAACAAGGATTTCCTAATTTAGTTAAGATTCCAACAGTGCAATCCTGGGTCATTACCCACATACCCGCTTTCCAGTTTTTCTTTATTAGTACAGGAGTTTTTACAGTCTTATTAAAATACTTACTAAACATTCCCATAATTATACCACAATATATTGAATGTGTATGCCTGTTGCTGTAGCCACACCAAGATTAAAATTAAGAGCCTCCCCTTCAGCGGTTTGTACCCAACCATGATCATTATAAGGTAATACTATACCACCATTAGCCCCTAAAGGCCACGTAGCACTTATATCTGTAGCTGCTGATAGGAACTTAACTGTATTTGCTAATGTAGTTACAATTGTAGCAGAAACTACACGAATACTACGTCCTGTAACAGCCGCAATCACTGCATTAGAACCTAATGTTGATGTGTTAATGAAGGCAGAAATTACTGTCCTATTCTTTGGTGGTGTTGATGTAACATTTGTTGCCATATAAAATCCTTTGTATAAAAATATAGGGGGAGCGCCAAGCGATTAAGCTATCTTCTCCCCCTATGGGTATTACAGACTTAACCCTTGTGGCGGAATGTAATATTCTACCTTAACAATAACAGGGGTTGTCAATGTTGCACTTGCCTTCAGATAAACCGGAGTATCTGCTGTTAGTTGAACACCAACAGAGGTTCCAGTTGCAGCACCAGATACAGCATACCCAGTTGAGTCTGGAGCAAATGCTGTTAGAAGCTCATCACCACCATCAGTAAATCCAACTTCAATAGTTTGTGTTGCATTAGCACCAGTACAGATTGTATATACACCCATAACAACTGCATACTTAGGAAGTTTAAATGCCAAGATACCTGTAGTACCATCAGCAACTTCCAAGATACCTATCTTTGTATAACCGTGTCGACAGGTCGGAGTGATAGTAGAAACGCCACCCGGCCCTACACCATATACTGCCATACGTTATTCTCCTTATGTTGTGGGCGATAGACGGATTTGAACCGTCACCCATTACGTAGCTCCCAAGCTTACGCCCACATTATTAATTAGGCACCAGCACTTCCGTAGATACCGCGAGGATCTGACCAACCAAAGGAGTAACGAGCAGTTGCCTTGAACTTAGCATTCTCAGTATCGAAATCATTATCCATCTCGAACTGATCGCCACGGCGTTCAAAGTACTTAACACCATCCTTAACAGATGTAAGGATAAACCAAGCATCAGGATCAGTTAGGTAGTGATTAACTACTACATTACTGAAGATGCCCATATCCTTAAGAACATTAGGATCATTTAAATCAGTGCCAACACGACCATCTGCACCTAGAATACGCTTAGCTTCAAATTGAAGTTGATAAGGAATAATAAGTTTCTCTGGCCGGGCTGCAATAAGCAGGCCACGATCATCACGGAAACCGGCAATATCAATAACAGCTTGCTCAAGAGCAGCTTCACTTAGGTCAGCATCAACTGAGATCTTATTGGAGAAAGTACCACCAGCCACATTCGGGTGAGCAGTACTTAGAAGAACAACACCATCGCCACCAGTATAACCAGCAGTAAAGGCACGATTGTAAATATTAGCACCAATAATCTCTTTGGTTTGACGCATAGAGCGGGCAAGAGCCTTAGCCTTTTGAGCGCCAACCTTACCATACTGATCATCCTCATAAATTTCACGAGTAACGATAAAACCAAGTGCGTATACAACATGGTTATAACGTGAGGTGAAGCCCTGACGTTCAGTATCATATGTGATCGGAGCACCTTCATTCTTGACAGAAGCAAGACCAAAAGAACTTAGACCAAGATCCTCTTCGTATGCACGATCAGAGGTATTTTTTTCAAACAGTTTATCCCATTCAACAGGATAGTCAGCATACTCTTTGCCATAAATAGCATTGAGTCCAGGCCATAAAAGCTTGGCAAAGCTTGACGATGTAATAACACCCATATCTTATTCCTCCTTAGACGCCAACAATGGCATTACCTTGTGCGCTAGTAGTAAGCTGTACAAGTAGTTTGTTATACGCAGCAGGAGCCTCATTATCGGGACGCTTTACATAACCTACCACATGGATCGGACGTGAGGCCGAAGCAGTGGGTGAAGTAGCATTAACATACATACCAGATGATCCAGTAACAGCACCATTACCTGCAACAGCAAGTACGCCAACATCAGCATTAAGACCAATATCAGCTAGTGCATAAGAAGCAGTTGATTGAACCTCATAAATAATATCAGGAGAATCAGCAACTAGAACATAAGCCTTGGTTCCGGCAGGTACATATTGTGGAGTATCAAGTGAAATTGAACCAGCAGACATCTTACCATCTACAGGATCAAGCTTAGTATTGATAACACCAACAACTGCGCCTAGACAAACACCAGCAGTAACATCATTAGCATCAGTAGCATGAGCAGATAGTGACTTAACAGTAACTAGTCCTGTAGTTGATGCATTAGTGGAGCGCACAACAAGATCACCTACGAAGACTGGAACGGTTTCGCTCACAGAGACTTCATAGATATTACATTGACCATTGTATGGTGCGCCAGTAAAGTGCTTTACGGGTTTAAACCCATTAACACGTGAAACATTAGCCATACATTATTTCCTTTTTTATAAACTCTACTTAATTTCTAACTTACCATAGTCAGAAGTATTAGTAGCATCCTTTTTCATGGATTGTTCGAGTTCTTTAAGTTGTTGTTCTTTATATAACTGATCTTCTTTATAATACTCATCTTTAGTTCGCATAAGAAAACCATCTATACCTTGACCAACAGAGACTTGTACAGGAGAGCCATCTTGAGATGCTCTACCTACTCGACGATCCCCAATTGTTATGGAACTGTCAGTGACAATCTCATAGCCTTGTTCTTGGAACGAAGCAATACGATCACCAGTGTCATTCACAATTCTATATACATAACCAGGTTCTTTACCTTTTATTCCTAGAACGGAACGATTCGCTAGTGGCGTCCGCTTCGGACGAGTTTCCTTAATTGCCATTATTTGTTACCTTTCATTTGTTTTAATTGATCAATATATTCTTCTTTAGTCATAACACCTGTACGAACAAAGGTGTTCATAACTTTACGTTCATCATCACTTAATTCGAAAGATGACTTTCCTTTTACTGTTTGGCGCTGAGCACCTTCAACAGCATTTGGTTTATCTCTGTTTGGATTCTGAAACTTATCCTTAAACCGAACTTGAACTTCTTTTGTAACATACTTTAATACTTCGACAGGATCAATTCCTTGATGTCGATTAGCATATCCTTGCCCAATGGTATCTGCATATTCACGCATCTCTTGGTTATTTGCATACCATTTATTCTGTTCTGTCCATGCAACAAAACGAGGATCTAGTTGGGGTTGTTTAGGAATAGCTTCCTCATACACCTGCCTAGCCTTTTGTTCTGCTTTCAGATCTGTAAGTAGTTCAGTAGTTTCAAGATAACCATCTGAATCTCCAGATTCTAGATGTTTCTTTTGAAGAGATTTTAATTCTTCTACTGCCCGGTTGTATTCAGTTTCTTTAATCTTAAGATTATGTTCTTGTAGAAGCTTTAGAGCCTTTCGTGTTTCCTTTAGCTCTCGACCCATATTGTCGATCTTGCCATAGAGTTCACCACGTTCAACGAACTCTTTACTATCACGCCACTTTTCTGGGTCTCCCTCCCATTCATCCTTTGGCCGCCACCCCATTTCACGGGCAGCAATCTCATATTGAGAAGGCTGAGGAGAATCATTAGATTCTACTTTGGGAGTTTCATCTACATTAACATCATCTACTACTACACTAGGATCTTGATCCAAATTCTCTTGAGTCATCTTTATTCCTTAATAACAACTAAAATGTCTTCATCGTTAATAACAACAAAGTCATCCCCATTTATATCTTTAATTTCTTTGCCACTATATTGAGCAATAATTACCTTATCACCAACTTTAACAGTATCTTTATTTCCACCATAGTCTTTGAAAGCTGTTTCACCAATTGTAATAACAGTTCCTTTTTCTACAGCCTTGCGTTCTTTCTTGACAAGTTCTTTTGAAATAATAATACCACTTTCAGTAACTTCTTCTACTGGATCTAATTTAATAATTAGTCTGTGTAATACAGGAGTTAGCATTATACCTCCTCCTGTACATCATCAAAAGAAAGTTGAAGTATATCCCTAAGAGCTAATAGATAACCCCTAGTCTTATTATCTTCAATAGAATCTAAGCCAGCAGTAACAGAGAGATGATTTTTACAATCTTCCATTCGTTCATAAACTACCTGCATAAAGGCTTCTGTAACACTATCTTGCTTCCAGTTGTTAAAGTCTGAGGTGCTAATAACTGACATCTATTTATTTCTCCTTTGGAAATTTCTTAGTCTTTTGTTGTTGCTTAGTTTGTTCTATCTTCTGTGCTCCCATCATTGCTGATGTAGCTAGATTAACATTCGCTTGTTGTGTTTGTTGTTGCAGTGATGCTCTATGGGCAGCTTCTGCTTGTTGTGCTTTAAGAATATGTTCACCCATCTTAAAGCGTATATCCATTTCATTCATTCTTGCTTTCTGCTGCATCTCTTGTTCTTTTGCGGCAGATTGCATTTGTAGCTTAGCATTATCAACTTGGATACCATGCATTGCTTTTTGTTGCTCCAGTTGTGATTTTAACTTCATCTCTTCCTGTTTAGGATCTGGAGGAGGTGGAGAGGGTTGTTTAATATATTGTTCTGGAGTTACAATCTCAAATGCATCCAGATAAGCTTTAGTTACTGCCATTGGATCTAGTGTGCCTAATTGCAAGATCTGCATAAGTGCCTGCACTCTAGCTTGCTTCTCTTGATTAGATACCGCAGTAGGATCTGCTCCAGGAATAATATCATCCTCTGGACCTTGGTAGTCTTCTTGCCCTGTTTCCATATCAAGAACTTGAATATATTCTTGTGGATTTAAGTAACGCTTATTTAAACGATATAATTTACGGAACTCTTTAGTAAGAGAACGATATACACGCTTATATACAGCAGTAAATACTTTCATTCCTTGCTCAATCGTTGCCATCGTTGTAGTTGCTGGGGTATTTTGTCCTGGCATTTTACCTACAAAGATTTCAGCAACAGATGCGAGTTCTTTACCAGACTTTAATAAAAGATCCAGTAACTTAAATAAGACATCACTAGGCTCGCGTACTGGAAGAGGGAAGATCTGTTTCTTAATATCATCCCCAGTTGCATTAACTGCTTTCCATTCACCAGGATTAAAACGAGATTCTCCCATCTTAATCTTTAAACCCTTACCAATAAAACCAGCTTGTAAATTACTTAAGGAACCTGCATCAACTAATTGATTAATGATTGTATTACAGCTTTCATTAATTGGCCCAAGTAATCTACCAAAGCCTATATCATAGAAACCACCATCTGGATTAGGTATAAAACTGTATTTTGTGTAATACTGAATGGGTTCAATACGAATTACTTTCTTATCTACATTCATTAATACATCTTCTTCAGAAAACCGAGGAACAATCCGCAGGACTTGTTTTGTATTCTCTTCTACTGTAACAACATATGGTTCAGTATAGCCATCCCCGTCAAGATCGAGATAACAATGTTGTTCCAGTAAAGTATAAGGAGTTGTCTCATCCTCTGTTGCTTCCTTCTGTAAGACTTCATTAACTGGTGTACTCTTAAAAGTACTTGATGCTGTTGGATCTCCTAAGTTAATATCACAAAAGATTTCGGCATTAATGCGTTCTTTAATCTGCCGTTTAGATAACAGAAGAACTTCTGTAATACGTTCTACATCCTCAAGGGATCTTGCATTATAATTAACAACAAGATACTTAGGTAGAATTAGTTTAGAACAGTTTACTTGTTTTGTAGCATCCCAATAGGACTTCTTAAAACAAGTGCCGGCAATAGGAAGAGTAAGAAGAAGTTTATCCATATCTTCTTCCCAATCAGGCATTTCATCTAGAAGTTGATAAGACATATGAGTTGAAATTCTTTCTGCTCGTTGTGTCTTTTCTCCTGTTGGATCTTTACCAATTACTCTACACTTTACTATCTTACCATTAGAAGGAACAAGAGTTGGATATGCTCTAGCTTCAAATTGCATAGCAGCAGTAGCTAAAAGAGGATACTTGATATTAGCTGCGCCGGGCCAAGGATACGTTTTCTTTTCTCCTACTTGCAGGGCTAGCTTACTCCAAGTTTCCAAATCTTTTTCCCAAGGCTCTCGTGATGTTAAATCATTTTCATAGCCTTCTACTACTAAATTGCCAATTGAAATAAGATCATCCGAATCAAGTTCTTTGGCTATATTATCTACTTCTAAGATAGTGGTAATGTCTAGGTACCTATCAAATTCCTGCTCTGTCCCTTCGAATACTTCAGTATCCACAGATCTGGCTCCGGCCCTCTTCATTTAACTCACTCTCTTCTTTATCATGTTCATATTCTTCATCTTCCATTTCTTCTTTAGTAGGAGCTTCAATAATACGATCTATCATTAAACCTAAATAAGCCATTGCATCTACTTGGTCATCATGTTTATCTCTAGGGAATCTCATTAGCTCATCCTCTAGTGTCTGATACCAATCTGCTTGTTTGTCAAACTTAACTGCCCCTGCACGCATACGTGCTTGAATGGAACGTGCTCTTGTTTGTTTATCTGCTCTGTGTGGTTTTAATGGTAAAACATTTATATATACATTTCGCTCTATCATAGCCCTATTAAGAAATGGGCCGATTGCTTTTGTAATCTGTGTGTCTTCAATACCAAAGGCGTGTGGATCATACACCTTCTGCAACGTAAGCATTGTATCTACAATCTCTAGGCCATCTAAACGATCCCTGATAACATTGACAATGTGGAGAATACCATTTTCATCCATACCACCAACTAGTAAGACTGTGTAGTCTGCCCGTTCTTTTTCACTAATAGCAAAGTCACCAGCAATGTAAAAATTTAATTTCTTTTTTCTATCTTCTTCTCGTATAGAAGCAAAGTCATGCTTCTTAAAGAATGTATTTGATTCATCAATTGGTATATTGAGATACTCTTGAGAGTAAATATCAGCTAATCCACGTTCAATATAATCTTGCCGAATTAGCTTAAACTCTTCTGCCGATCGTCTTTCCGGCCATAAGATAGAAGAGAAATCTGAGTTGTGTGCTTTATATTTAACTGCTTTCCATTGAGAAGACTTACGTGTTGTATATGTTTTTAATTCTTCATGGACTGTAAGTTTATCATTTTCTCGTGGCATCAAGCCTTCAAGGAAGGAGTCCATGTGAAGGATAGTACCAACAATTCGGATGATTCCGCGTTGTGATCTGCAAGGAAGTAATGCGCCATAGACCCAGCGTTTAAACTTATCCCTACGTTCCTTGTTCATTACTACTTCATCGTTCTCAATATCGTCACAAACTATAAGATCCGGACGTGCTCCATTCCAAAGCATACCACGTAACTTCTGCTCACTACCCTTTGCTATAATACGAAACTTTTCTCCATCCTCAAACTCGACAATGATATCAGTAGCAGAATCTTTAAGGAATTTTACTTCTCCTTTTTCATCTCTACGAATACCAAAGAGTTCTATAAGATCATTGTTTTCTTGTAATTCTTGTATGATCTGCCCAAGGAACATAGCTGCCTGGGCCTCTGTATCTGAGACTAAAAGAACAAATCGTCTGTCTCTGAATAACACGCTTGCTAGTACGTAGCTTAAGGATATGGATGTACTTTTAGCGTGCCCCCGTGGGGCTGCAATAGCAACAAATTTATTCTTGGAAGTACACATTTCCCACATCTCTTCATGAAACTTAGGGATCTGTGAGGCATCATCAAATCTTTTAACAAGACATGTACCTACTAATCCCTTTATAACATCTGCTGTTAATTGTAATGTGGGTTTCTTTTCCAAAGTTATTTTCCTTTTTTACTACGCTCA